GAAGGGAACTTACTTAAGTTGCACCGCCTTTATTGACCCCAACAACCCAGACCAATACGGGAACGCCGGGATGATAACCCAGGATGTTAGTAAGAAAGAAAAGGAAGCCGGAGTTAAGGGGGCAATCCTTGGTAACTCAAAGGTATTCTGGCAGGGCGAAGGTAAGCAGCAGGCAGCCCAGCCTTCACTTGATGAGATTCCGTTCTGAGGTGGACATGAATTACGGTAGTTACTTAATGCAGTTGCAGTTAAATTCCAATAGAAGTAAGGCCAGCGTGGCCCGTGCAGTAGGGATGAACCTATCCAACTACTGCAAGCTATTAGAGAGGGACGATATTAAAATCTCCAACTTCCACAGAATATGTAAGGAGTTGGGGGGTTCAATGGCAGACCTTGACGGAGACGATTATGCAACCGACAGCAGAATCAAGACAACGGCAGATAGCTCAACTGGAATCTGAGATCGAACTATTAACCCAAGAAGCGATTGATATTCAAGATCAGATAGAGGAACTAAACGGTCAGCTTGTTCAACTTAGGGAGGATGTGGATTGTAAGTACCACCTAATCTCTGAGTTGAAGCTGGAGGGGGACAGGCTTTGAGGATATGCGAGAGGAGGGGGTGTAGTAATTCAATAGACCCCTCCATGAGGAAGAGTACCAGATTCTGCTCCAGGTCATGCCAGGTCAAGAACCTTCAACCAGAGAAACCTAAGTTAACAAGGGTTTGTTTGCTTGATGGCTGTGATGAGGAGTTTGAAACAATCAAGAACAAGATGTTCTGCTGTAACAAGCACAGACTCAGGTACAAGAGGTCACACCCCGATTCAGAATTTAGGATATGGGGCGACACATTAACCAACTTCAACAAGACCAACAATAAGTCTGTGCTTGGCACTCTCAAGGTTAAAGTTATGAAGAAAGATAATCCTAAATGGGATGGTGCTGAACACATCTTAAAGAGTGAGGTAAAGGAAATCTTCAGCCAGCATGGGTTTTCTGGTGTAGCCACGGGTAGAGTTACAGGCCCGTGGATTGACCAGGGAAGGCATGACAGGTGCAGTATGGAGCTTATCCTTCATTACTTCCCAGAGATGAAAGATGCCGAGCAGAAACGCGGCATGAGGGTGATTAGTTGCAAGGAAAGGAATTTATTCTTTGACACTATGAAGCCTTATGACGATGAAGGTAGATTAAGGAATCACTTGTACGAGGTTAGCAATGGCTTACAACATTGAACATTATGATATGTACGACCTTGGCAGGCAGGCAAGGGAAGCTGGATTCGGCCCCGGTCATTGCAATGTTAACCATCCAGTTAAACGTGGCTGGTGGTTAGCAGGCTGGCATGATCTGGATATGGAGAAGGGTAACACCCGGTACTTCAGGGACTACAAGGAACCGGTATGAGCCAGTTCTGGATTGCTAACTCCAGTGAAACAAAAAGGAATTGCCTTGAGCATCTCGAGCAGGTGTTCAAGGATAATCCTTATGTGGAGGTTAGTTACAAGATCGGTAGTACAAGGACTAACCTGCAAAACAACGCCCTTCATGCATGGTGTCAGCTACTTGCCGATACATTAAATGAATCTGGTATTACCTTTGAACAATTTTTCAAAGAAGGATATGAGGTTCCTTGGACTAAGGATGTTGTCAAAGATCATATATGGCGACCAGTTCAAGAATTTATCACAGGGGAAAAATCAACCGCAAAGGTCAAGCCTGGTGACTACCCGAAGATTTATGAGCCAATCAATATGAAGCTCTCTAATTACGGTATTCACGTTCCTTGGCCCGTAAGGAGTAAGTAATGCCAAAAGCAAGCCCCCCGTCAAGAGAATTACTTGAGTACGCCACGGAAGCAGGGCGGGAAAAGCTCCAACTATGGATTGATCTTGGTTCATCCGAGAAAGCCGCCAAGGCTTTAGGTGTGACTCCGGGGACTATAAGAGTCGCAAAGTATCAGGCAGAACGGCAGGCTGCAAAGAGAGGTTATACCCCTGAAGCAGACCATTCAAGATTCATTCCCGAGGGCCAGAAGTACAAAGGCCAGTCGGTCATGGTGGATGAGGATGGGAATGTTAAGTTACGCTGGATAAAGACTGATGAGGATGAGCAGCGCCAAGAAGATGCAATCAGGGAGGTAATGGATGAGTTGTGTCAGGGGATTAAACCATTCAAAAGAGTCGCCTCACCCAAGAAAGTATTGGCAGATTTGTGTACCGTATACACCATTACTGATTACCATGTGGGTGCTTATTCATGGAAGGACGAGACCGGGGATGATTGGGACATAGAGATTGCTGAGGAAGTATTGTTAAAAGGAATCTCGGACATGATGAACGGCTCCCCTGATAGCGATCAGGCCGTGTTCTGCCAAATGGGTGACTTCCTTCACTGGGATGGGTTATTGGCTATCACACCCACGGCTAAGAACGTCCTGGATGCGGATACAAGATACCCGCTGCTGGTTCAGGTGGCGATTAGATTGTGTGTTAAGGCGGTTGAAATGCTTTTACATAAACACAAGTCAGTCCATGTTGTGATCTGTGAGGGTAATCACGATCTAACGGGAAGTGTTTGGCTACAGGCGATTATGAAGGTGGCATTTAAGGATAACCCAAGGGTAACAGTGGATGAGTCTGTATTCCCTTATTACTCATTTGTGTGGGGTTCTACTTTCTTAGGATGGCATCATGGTCACTTATGCAGGATTAACCAACTGGCCTCAAAGTTCTTCAGCGAGCCAAGATTCAGGAAGCAGCTAGCCCATTCTGATTACATCTATCTAGCTACTGGACACCTTCATACCAAGGAGGTTAGGGAGGAGTCTGGTGCTGTGATTGAAAGGCACCCAACATTAAATGCCAGAGACGCACACGGGGCGAGGGGTTTTGATAACTCTCAAAGGGGTGCATTGGCTATTACTTATTCAAAAGAGCGCGGTGAGACTACCCGCGTTACAGTGGTTCCATAGGGGTAATTATGGCAAGCGTAACTATTACAGATAAAGACTTTGAGCAATCAGAGGACAGGGGAGAGTTCCTCAAATCCAAGGGAGTTCCAATGGTAATTAAAGAAGGGTGCTGGACATTTGACCCTGCATACATTGTGGATATTGAAGAAGTAACCTATGTGGGTAGAAGGGGTGAACGGGTGTTTGTTTACAAGTGGTTTAAGAATTAATGGCCCGTGACGGACATCCTATTAACGGGCAATTCTCAGGTTCTGATCGGGCCACCCAATGAACACATTAAGAAAAAGAGTAGATGATTTAGCCGTAGCCATGCAGAAGCTGGTGAGGTTAAAGGAAGCCGTTCAGAATGACGGGTACTGTAAGTGCGTCTCCTGTGGGATTGTTAAACATTGGAAGAAAATGGATGGGGGACATTACATCTCTCGTAACCACCAGTCTACCAAAGTCCTGGAGGAGAACATCCACCCACAATGTAAGGGGTGTAATTTAAAATCAGGCAAGGGGGATACTCTTGTTAACATTGATTACAGGAATTGGATGATTGAGTTCTACGGCAAGGAGTTCGTAGAGGAACTGGAGATTCTAGCAAGGAAACCAGCCGACCATTTCGGGCCGGATATTGAAGATCAGATAAAAGAGGTAAAGGCAAAATGCAAAGAGTTGCAAAAGTTATTATGACATTTGGTATGTTGACCGGATGCACACCCACATTAACCGTATTAGAGGGAGCCACACACGCCTGTGGGGAGATTTACGTTGAGGGGTACTTCACGGACACCCAGGGTCAAGTAATCGTTGTAAAGGCCCCTGAGGACTGGGACGCGCAGCAGGTAAAGGAGTTCTGTGGTCGTGAGTAAACTGGACGATAAGATACTAGATGAGTTGAATAAAGCGGATACCATTGACTTGCTTTATTTACTCTATGATCTTCAATCGCGTGTGCTGAAGATTCTCATTGAAAGACAAACCTAATGTTGTGCGGGGTATGCTGGCTTGAAACAGGAAATCCAGAATGTAGGGGATGTTGTAGAGATAGAGCCGATGGAGCCGGAGGAGTTGATGGACTGGCTGAACAACAACTTACCCTATTTGACTGGGGAGGAGAAGAAGGCTGTGGGGACAATGGCAATGATGATTAGTGATTACGCAGAGTTCTTCTATTTCAATGACCACCTGCATGATCTTCTTATTGAGTTCATTACCACCAAGTATTCGGAGAATGAACTACATTAAGAGAGGTCGGCGCAGCACCCCGAGGACAGGGGGAGGAAACCCAAGATGCCACGCCGCCTCAGATGTTATTGCGAATAGATGGCCTCGTAAGCAGACCTTAGCTTTGTATAAGCGTCCCTATTCACTCTCTTTAACCTGTTTTCCTGACCCAATTCCAACACCCTTTTAAATGCCAAGGCTTTTGCTTGGTTATTTTTGCTATTCGCTATAGCCCGGTACTCTGATGGAGTAGTCTCTTCTATGCCGCCAGCTTGTATTTGTCCGGAGACAGCAGCAGAACCTCTTCCTAATGCAGCAGATGCCTCAGATGATATAGATGATATGGCTGTTTGCGCTCTAGTTTGACCAGCCAAGAATCTTTGAAAACCCTTTGTGCTAATCATTGTTGCCACTGCGGCCCCAGCAGCAACACCTCCTAGTCCACCAAAAAATATACCTCCAGTGCCAAGAGCAGCGCCAACCAAATTGGAAATTTTAGAATTTCCGGAATTTAACAAAGCGTCAATTTCATCAATTTTTCTTAACTTGTCCATATAAGATTGCATTATTTGTGCATTTTCCAACTCTGTGCCAGTAGGATTTGCTCTAGCATTAGCAAGAGATTCCTGAACTTTCTGCTTTTCAAGATTTAGGGCAATACTCATCCTTTGTTTTGTGTTCTGGTTTATTGTATTTAAGATACTGCCAGCTCTTGCTCTAACATCAGCCAGATCGTCAGCTAAAGATTGGAAGCTGCCCTGGCCTTTAACATGAAGCCTTGATTGATTTCTTTTTAATGCCTGGAGCCATTGATCTTCAGTAAAAGCACCTCTTACCCCACCTTTTGTGCTGGCAGATGCGGTAGAATCAAGAAGATTAACATAAACTCTCCAGGCACCTCTTTCTGCCTCAAATGCAGCGGCTTCAGACTTAGGCAACTGTCCCTTGATTAAATCATCAATTTCATCAAGAACATTTTTTAAAACAAAACCTCTTTGTGCTGCTTCGCCACCTTGATTAATAAGGTTCCTAACTTCTCTTGAGTATTTATTTCTTAAATCAGATATTGCTTGTCCACTAATCGTGTTTCCAGACAACTTTCCTTCCAGAAAAGATTTTATTGTAGAATCAAAATTTATCATCCTGTCGCCGTATAGAAGAGAAAAACTTTCTCCAGCTTCGCCTATTCTTCTTTTTATTGATGCGATAAATTCTTCAGGATTTAGGTCAAAGTTCCTATTTTTAATTACGCCAAAACCATCCTTCCATGCGTTTTCAAGAAAAGATATAGCTTCCTGAACTCTTCCTGTTTCAATAACATCATCAAAAGCACCTTGAGCCTCATCACTAAGACCTCTTGGCGCAGATGCCTTTATTATATTTGTCCTGAAAAGTTTTTCTCTGGTGTTAAGAATTGCCTGAACAACACTTGATCTAGCAGATTCTATTGTTTGGTATTTTCTCTGTATCTGGAGTTCTTTTTCATGGTCTAGTTTTACACCTTTGGCAACTTTATTCTTTATTGATTCAGCAGTTCCTTTAATTCTTGTGTTAATATTTTCAACATATTTATTGATACTAGATAGCTGGCTAATGCCTGTTCTTTCTTGTATCTCTGCAAACAATTTATCCTTTGCGGTAATCAAAGGTTTTTTAAAATTTTCTAGCTGAGACTGAATCATTCCTCCAGCTATAGGAAGGTTTTTGGTAATAGAGTTGTATATTCTTGACAGACTCGAATCGCCAGCAGCTATTAAAGGAACAAAATCTTCTCCTGTGCCAAGCTCTCTTTCTACTCTTCTTTGAGCCAGCGCGGATACGCCAGTGCCAAGACCCCTGAATACTGTATTAAGCAAAATAGCTGTCTTTGCTCCATCAAAAGCAGCCTGTTCTGCATCCTCACCCTGCAAAGAATATCCAAATCCAGCCAAGCCGCCATAAGCAGCAGCCTGAGGTGAGCCAGCCGCAAGTCTCCTCACTAATTGAGGAGTTGCTTGAGTAGCTCTTTCTGCTGCGGATGCAACCCTAGATGTTAATGGCGCAGATACCTGTGCAATCCTTGGCGATATTCTTTCCAGTACACTTGATACTACAGGCAATGAAGCTCTTGTTGTTGTTTCAGCGGCAGCTCCAGGAAGACTTCCAGCTATACCTATTGTAGTCGCAAGACCAGAAAAAAGAGCGTTTTCTTCTTGCCACTGCAACCTTTCGTTTTCAAGCCTACTAACATTTTGTCTATAAAAATCTGAATAAGAAGTATTTCCTCCACTAGCAAAATCTTTTGCTTTGTCAATCAAAGCAAGAAGAGCAGAAGAAGACTCTTCAGACAATCCGAAGGTAATTGTATCGGTTATCACAGCCTGAAACATATTTCTTCCAGACTTATCATCTTCATAATCAGGAAGGTCTAAATCTACCCACCAGTTATCCTGGGTAATAGGAGTCCTTTCAATAATATTTTCTTCAGAAACGGACGCAGGAATAGTTTGATCTTGAGATGTCCGAGCAACCGACTCTGGCTGTCGGCCTTCTCTTCTTCTAAGTATCTGCTCCTGTATTCTTCGATTTTCTTCTTCGGTCGCTGAAACTGTTTGTTCTGCCATAACTTTTACTCAATTAAAGTCTCTTAACGGTAATGTTTTCTGATCTTGGGCCTACCATTCTTTCCCAATTACCATCATCACTTAACACATAGATATTTTGCGTTCCATCTGGCTCTTCAAGAATTTCAACTCTCCCTTCATAAGCGGTATCAGTTAAATCAAGTTCTGCTCCATGCCCAAGCTCAATACGAATAAAATTGTTATAATGTCGTTCAATTTTGTTTAGCTGCTCTAAAAATAATTCTAAATCCATATCTGCATTAATAGAACCTAAAGTGCTTTTTAATAAATCCAATTCAATATTTGAAACATTACCCAAAGCGCCGCCAGTTTTGCTTTCGTCTCTCATTTTTTGCAGTCTATCAAAAGCAATATTTGCTTCAACTTGGGCAAGAAGTTGTGTTAAGTTAGTTTTTGCTTGAGTTACGTATGCTCCAATACCAGGAATGCCTCCAATTTGTTCAGCAGCTCTACCCCACCCACCAGTTGCAGCTTTGTGAGCCTCTGCATAAATTCTGGCTGAATTAATAGCATTAACTATTCGTCCGTTCTGGCTAAGTCTTAAGGTTTTTTCTGCAATCCATTCTGGACTCTGGCCTTGATTTGCAGAATCTACAGAGGAAGTAAGCGTTGGATTTGGTGTGCCATCAACAGTTTGTGCTGTCGTTCTTTCTAAAGTCTGCATATTTAATTCATATGTAGGATTTCCTTCGCTATCAACGCCAACAAGGAAAGGAACTCCATTTTTATTTACTTCAAAAGTTGTAACAGTATTTGTATTATCAAATGACCTTGTTTCTCCAGTAGTTCTGTTAAAAATTGTTGAATTACTTAACCTAGCCCAAGAGTCCTCACCCATGCCGCCTTTTTGATTAAGCAATTCCGCAGCCTTATCTGGAGTTATAAGCCTTCTTTCTAACAAAGAAGCTATATTCTCATTTCCACTAGCTCTTAAATCAGATACAAATTGCGGGATATTTCTTCTTGCTATTTCTTGGTCTTCAAGATTTGATAGTCTATATATAGATTCTGCCGCATCTATACTAAATAGATAATCTTGTTGCTGGGCAGTAATAGCGTCCCTTTCTAATTGATTTCCCGCCCTTTGATACTCAAGGTCAAATAGTTTATTTGCGTTTTCTCTTGCTTGAACAGAGGCAGTAAGCCCCTCCGCAGATTCTGCCACTTCAAAAGGAAGCAGTGTTCTAGCTCTTGTGGTTGACGCTTCTGAAGCCGCTATGTCAGCCTCAGCCTTTCTTCTTTGGAGTTCGTCAGCCTGTCTCTGTCTGGTTACATCAGCAGCCATAGCTCGCATCTGTGCGGCTTGTGCGCCCATACCAAGCTCACCAACCCTTTGGGCAGCAGCTATGATGGTTTCAGGTTTGGAAGGGTCTACACCCTTAAGGACATCCTGGAGCTTTTCAGATTCAGTACGTACATCCAGACCCAACATACCGCCAACACCCCTGCGGAGTGCTTCCTGCCTTTGGGGCATTTGCATGGAAAGGGCAGATACTAATGGGACTTGAGTACGGGCAAGACCAGTTAGACCACCTGTTAACTCACGGCCCCTCAAGATTCCTTCGGTCAGCATCCTTTCTTGACGCTGAGCAGGAGTCTCAATGATGTCGCTAAATAAAGATTGTATGTTGATAGCCATTATTGTCCTAAGCCTCTAATCTGTTCCCAAGAAACATCAACGCCTTGTTCTAAAAGCCTTCTAAACAAAGACGCAGCATCTTGAGCCGGGGTAGTTTCCTGCCGCTGTTGCTCACCACGCAACAGGTCAAACAATCCTTGATACTGCTGCTGCCTGAGGGCGTTCTTAAGGCTCTCAAAGCCCAACTGGGACTCTATAGCAGACTTACCAGCCCCCAGACCCAATCCTGAGGACTGTAGTATGGTAGCAAGACGAGATGCCTCAAGTTGCGGGGTCAATGCCCTCAGAAGCTCCTGCTGTGGAGTGTACGCAGTAGGTATAGCGGCAAGTCCCAACTCACCCAATAGGCCCAATCTGGCACGAGTCTCACCCAATCCGGCAAGAGTCTGTTGAGATCGGAGAGCCTGTTCAGCCCTGGCCTGCTCCATAGCAGATACAGCAGATGCCGCCCGTTGTTCTTCAATAGCTTTACTAAGGGCTAATTGCTCAGGAGTACCCCCGAACATTGAGGTACGCACACCGCCTCTACCCTGACCAAACAATCTTTCCTCCAACTGGAGGGCGGCACGTTCCCTTTCAGGGGCTTGCATTGCCTCTAGTCTCTGGAAGATGTCAGCCTCTCTAGCAGCCATTTCACCCGCTTGGGGGGTTAACATCCCAATTACTGAGGCTTGTTCTGCGGCCCTTTGTGCGGGGTCACCTAGAAAGTCAAAAGCCTGCTTACCAAATCCACCCACAGACCTCATCAAACCCATCTCTTCGGGGGATAGTTGGGCCTGCATACCCGTAGCACCCAGCGTAGCAGCCGCCCCAGTGGGGGTAGTAACGGTAAAAGGCTTGAACTGGGACTGTCGCCCTATCTCACCCATTAAACCGCCTTCAAAGGTAGGCAGGTCAGGTTGTCCACCAAAGAAAATATTAGCCTCCTGACGGGCTTGGCCTATGTCCTGAATACCTCGTTCTGTTAGTGCCGCTTGACCGATACCGCTTACCAAGCCACCCAGTTGAGTGCCAAAAAGACCACCAAGTAATGATTTTAATGTTTCGTCCATTAGTAAGTGCCTCCGTCAATGGTGCCGGAGAATGTTCCTGACACGGTGAGGTTGACAGCAGTGGCAGTACCCGTAAATGCTGGGCTTGCCTTATTAGCCTTAGTGGCTACGGCTGTCGCTATATTATCAAACTCAGTGTTGACTTCTGTTCCTTTGACCACCTTGGCAGGGTTGCCTGACACCAGGGCATCCTTGGCGGCAAAGTTTGTTGTCTTAGTATAGTCAGTCATTAGACAATCCTTCCAAGTAGTGCTTGAATGTTTAATTGTTGAAGAGCAATAGATTTACCGTTTACGGTCGTTTCAACACCCACGGATACTACAGCACCAGAACCCGATGCGTTGATCTTCTGTCTGTTAACAAGACTCAAAGAACTGGAGTATTCCGCGTCCGTGTTGTATTCGGATATATTATATTGGGCAGCATTGTTAGCAGGTAAGGTATACGCCTGCTTCTTATAATTATTCGTGTAATCATAGGCCCAGTTCAGTACGACAGTAGCCTCTGCACCGTCAAAGGTAATCAGGTTAATCTTTTTAAGGAACTTCAAAACAGAGCTATCCCCGAATGACAGGGGATGAGAGAAGTAACTTAGTTGATAAGGGGTGTCGTTATCATCATAGCCGTTATACTTGGCAATTCCTGA